TGCATTTTTTCCACCTTCTTTCCGACTACGCTAACTACAACCTGCCATAAAGTCTCGTTATCCGGGTCCCGCTCGAACTGCAATAAATCGGCGAACCTTACCTCGTAATCCTGATCTTCGTATCGCAAATCGAAACGCTCGGAACCAAAACCAACCTCCTTCTCGAATTCCTCCAGCACAACCACATCATCATCGGTCATTCGCTTAATCATAAATTCGTATTGCCGCTCGACACTCGTCACCGACCGGCCTGTGCTCAAAGCTCCCGCGCCGGGCTGGTTGCGGCGGGTCGGGTCGTAATACGGCTTGTGACGCCAGCTCTTGTTGGCGATGCCCCGTGTTAAAGTCTCTAATGGAAATCTTCTGTAACTCATTTTTGATTTACGATTTAATATTTACTATTGTCTATTATTCTCTGTGCCCTCTGTGTTCTCTGTGGCTTTTATCTTATTGACCGGCGGTTCGCATGAATCGCCTGTGTCGCCCTGCCGTTTCTTGACGCATCTTCCGTAACGACATTAATCACATACTGCTTTAAAACCTCATCGAACCAAACCTGACGGCCAACCTCCCGCTGCGGCGTTCCTTTGTTTTCAAAATTAATGTTAATAATCGGTTGACCGCCGCCCGAACCGGTCGATTCGACACCTAAACGCCCGCCGCTTGTCCGCGTCAAGGGCATAACCGCCTCTGGTCCCGCTTCGCCCATAAGACCGTAGCCTCGCGCCATTGGGAAAATAGTCGGCCCGGTTATAATTTCGCCGCGGCCCATCGGGACAACCCTGCCCGAATCGAAAACCGCTCCTTTGGCCGCCCCTATCCCCATAACGCCCTTGCCGATACCCAAAACACTAAACATCATTGCCCTGGCAACCATCTGACCAATCATATCAAACCATGCCCTTTTAATACTCAGCATAAAATCCTGCCATGCGTTCTCGCCGCCCTGAAACGCCGTCGAAAAGGCACTGCCAAGCGAACCCTCGACGGACATTGCTAATTCGGTAAGTTTTCCTTTCGAGTATTCACTGAAATGCTTCATATCGTATTCGAGGTCTTTGTAATAAGCAGTTAATCTGTCTACCCTATCGCGATCGAGATTTTCAATTTCCTCGTTGATTATCCGGTGGGCCTCCGCGACTTTTTCAAGCTCTTCGGCGTTTGTCGCCGCATAATCCTTGAGCCACTGAATCCGCTCGTTTGTACTCAGGTATTCCGTCTGCCGAAGATGCTCGACCGCCTCGCGGGTCTTATCTATAATCTGCTTTTCCTCGTTGCGGGCCTTGAAAATATAATCGAACGCCTTCGCGTAGCGTTTCTGCAGCTCAATTGCCTCCGATGTCCCTTCGCCAAAGGCGTTTTGCAATTCTATCTGGAATTTCGCCTGTTCGATGTCCTTCGCCTTGCCGTCAGCCACTAATTTATACGCCCTTGCCTCTTCTTCAATCTTATTAACAGTCATTTCGACGGCCTCTTCGAGCTTTTCCTGAATCTCCGTCATTTTTTCAATTTCATCGGCAGTCAAACCCCAGTCACCACCCTGCTTTTTTAAGAAGGCATCTATTTCTTTCTCAAATTCCGTTCGTTCGTAAATTAACTTTTTTGTTTCTTCAACGATTTTTCCGGCTGATTCAACCGGTTTCTTAAAAGCCCTGTCCCATGCCCGCCCGCGGGCATCTCCCTGAACTTCCGCCAGTGAATCTATATCGGTAAATAAATGCCTTGCAACAACGCCGATCGATTCAAGTCCTGATAATATTTCGGCAGTGCCGCCCGCCATATCTTTTACAAATTCTTTTAACCCGAGTTTGTCCTCAACTAACATGTTAGCTAAATCAGCATAAGCGGGGACAACTTCTTTGCCCATATCTCGACCAAATTTTTTCATTTGCTGATTAGCACGTTCTAAAATAAATCCGGAATCTTTTGCACGTTTATTAAATTGTTCCTGAGTCAGGCCGGTGCTGTTAAGAATATAATTATAATCTTCGGCGACGTTGCCTGCATTTTTCAACATGCCCGCAAAACCGGCAATGGCCCTCATCGAAGGCATAAGGATATCTAACTGGCGGGCGTTCGCATATCTGAGCTTTTCTATTATAGTTATTAGACCGGCACCCTGAATTGAAGTCTCATCCAACTCGAAACCCAACTCTCTTGCAGCTTTTTTCGCAGCATCGGTCGGATTTTTGAATTGATTAAGAATGTTTTTCAGGGCCATAAATGCCTTGTCGGCACTTAGACCAGACCTGGTCATGCTCGCTATTGCAGCACCAACAGCCTCTAACTCGACATCCAGATAAGCAGAAAAACCGAGGACATTTCCGATACTGCTCGCGTAATCCTCGAAGGTCATTATGCCACGTTTGACCGATGCGTGCATAATGTCACTGATCCTTGCAGCCTCGGAAGCCTCGTAATCGTAGGCTTTTAACTGCTTAATAATAGCCTTGGTTGTTATCGCAGATTCCGTAAAACCGCCGATTGCCGATTTTGTCGATATTTCGAGAACTTTCATGCCATCTGCGGCGGCGATTTGTGCGCTGAGAATATCGTAAGAAGCCGCCTGCAGTGTTTCCGCCGACTGACCATATTTAACAGCCAGCTCCTCTATCTTCTTTTCGTACCTCGGCAGCAAATACATCGTACTGCCGTCGAGCATCGTTGATATCTTAGACATCCCTTTTTCAAAACTAAGGGCCTCGCCGGTAGTCGCCTTAAAACCTGAAATTAAACCGCGAAAACTTAGATAACCGGCACCCATCATTATCAAGTTCCGGCTGATTCGCGATATGCCCGTATTCAACCGGCTGACGTCACCGTGAACCTTCTTCATCGACCGCTCGAAAGCCGCGGTCTTTGCAACCATATTCACAGCTAATGTCGCTATTGCAGCCATTGTGTAGCGAGGGCGTCTCGCCGTAGCGAGGGCGTCACGCCGTAGCGAGGGCGTCTCGCCCTTGTCCTTTATTTTACGATTGATTATTGATTATTATTCCCGTTTTTTATTAGCGTTTTTATCTCCCCAAGATTATCCAAAACAACTTTATGCCGGTCATCCGCCCTCTGCTCAAGCCTCTTTACAATCTGATCACATTCCCTTGTCGTTTGTAATTTTGTTAATTCATCGGAAAATTCATGCCGTTTAACACATTCTCCGTTTTTTCCTGTATTTCCTTTGATATTTTTTACAAAGCCAAATGTTTCTCTTATTATGATATAAGCACCCGCCACGCCCAGACCTATTTCCGATATCGGTATATCAGCCATTATTTATTACCCGGCTTTGCGGGCCTCCACTTTTTGTTTGGCCTTTTCGCCGTTCGTATTGCCTTAAAGTGACCTCTCATCTTTCTCTTTAATTGTTTCCAACTCGGCCAGCTCGTTGCTGGTTTCTCGTCGCTCGCCGATCTTGTTATTCCAGATTCTTCGGCCCTGATTATGTCCAAGACCTGCAACTCGACCAGCTCCGGGTACGAAAACGTTTTTTTCAGCCATGTCACTGAGCATCCGTATTTGTCGGCCCGCTCGACGAGCCATCGCCGCCGGCCGGTTCGGAGTTTTTTTCAATATTCTCACGATACCTGCCCAGGCCGTTTAGCCGCTCAGCCACCTGGTAACATCGATTCAAAGCCCGGGCCGACTTTTGACCGAGTTTGTCGATCTGTTTATCGTTAAACAGACGCTTGCCGGCCTGGTCGCATATAGTGCGAACACAAAGCCGGGCGGTTATCCGGCTGCGAACGAATTCGACTTTCTTGTTATCGGCGCTAAGTTTATAAATCTCGTCGTCGAACTGATCGCCTTCTTCGCTCGTCATTGTGCGAATAAAAACAAAACCATCCTTACCCCACTCGGGGACATCCACCTTTTCTCGCGGCAGGTCGTCGGCCTTGAGAATCTGCTCGGCATTCAAACATGCCATAAAATACTCCTTTCTTTATTAAATAATTATCATCAACGCCCGGCACAGCCGGGGGCTAATAGTATTTATATTTTGCGGTCGGTACATAAACACACCGTTACAACCGGTTCTTCATCGGCAATCGCTATTTTAAGACGGAGAAGGACTGGGCGATACGCTGGCCGATGGACTGGGCGATACGCTCGGCGAAACGCTGGCCGATAAACTTGGTGAAGCCGAGGACGATATTCCTGTAAATGTAGGCTCGCCGGAGAACTTGATTACTATATCGCCTATCAAAGTATCGGTCTCAGTAGCGTTCG